GACCTGTTGGAATATTTGGCATTACCAAATCATTGGTCAAAAGCCGACTCTTTTTACTCATCCCAAAAGATATTTTCATTGGAGCAGTCGACTTTCCGTTGTGAACAGACATTGGAATTATCAGGTCACCATGACGGGGTGGAAAAGGCGTTGTGATTATATCAGAAGAACATGGGCAGATGCTGGTAAACAGATAAAAGGAGGGATAGGAAAAATGATAGAAGCGGATATTAAAAACACTCGGGTAGGAATGAATGACTTGCGATCGATGTTAAGTAAACAGAGCTATCAATGTGCGTTGACTGGTAGAGAGTTAACGCCAGAGAACTGTTCGATCGATCACGTTATTCCTTTATGCAAGGGAGGAATTCATTCGATCGAGAATGCCCAATTGGTTGTTACCGAAGCCAATCATGCTAAAGGCAATTTAACGGAAGAAGAATTTCTGCAATTGTGCAGAGATGTTGTCGCTTATGCAGATAAAAGACGCATGCAGGAGTTGACTGTTTAAAGGTACTAGGAAGGGCGGTTTGGGCGAGGGTCGGGCGAGGCGCATTTTGTGAGTGATACAAAATTTTGAAATGCGTGTCAGTGTCAGTGAGGTTAAAACAAGGCGGCCAAAACGGTCACAAAAGGCTCAAAAAGGCGCATTCCATGGGGGAATACGCTTAGGAATGGGCAAATAAGGAGGAATTTCGATGGCAAACATTAATGTTAATCCTGACATTTGCGATGTCAGTGTGTCAGAGCTTAAACCCGCTCCGTATAACCCGAGAGAGATTTCGGACGAGGCGTTAGCGGGACTTCGGCAATCGCTTGAGCGGTTCGGGATGGTGGATCTCTTGGTTGTGAACAGGCGCAACATGAGAATCATCTCAGGGCATCAGCGGTACAAGATTTTGCAGGAAGCTGGCGTTGAGAAAGTTACAGTCATCATGGTTGATGTGGATGAGATAGCCGAAATGGCTATGAACGTCACGCTCAACTCTCAAGAAATCACCGGGCAGTGGACAGCGGCGATCATCCCGCTTCTTGAGAAATTGCGCACCGAGAATGGGGACGCATATCTTGCTTTGCGTATGCAGGAGCTTAGGGATCAGGTGCGGGAGTTTGAGCAGGAGAATAAAGGCATTGGTAAAACATTGCCGGATGATCTTCCCGAACCGCCGAAAGACCTTATCACCAAACCCGGGGACTTATGGATTCTTGGTGATCATCGCTTGTTGTGCGGTGACAGCACCAAAGAAGAAGATGTCGCCCGGTTAATGGACGGACAGCAGGCGGATCTGCTGGCTACGGACCCGCCGTATTGCGTTGATTACACCGGTAAGGATAGACCCAACGGCGGCAGGGATTGGTCGAATGTTTATCACGAGGTTGATATCCCAGACGCATCGGCGTTCATGAGAAGTTTTTATTCTGTCGCTCTCAAATTTATCAAACCGCATACAGCGTTGTATCTCTGGCACGCATCGAAGCGCAGGAGTGAGATCGAGTGCGTATGTCAGGAATTAAATATTCTCATTCATCAGCAGATCATTTGGGTGAAGCCGTGCGTGATTTTGACTTACTCGTTTTACTCATGGCGGCATGAGCCGTGTCTTTTGATGTGGGTTAAAGGGCAGAAGCCGCCGTACCGGCCGAAGGACAAGTCTATCGGAAGCGTTTGGTCGATTGATTTTGTGCGCTCGGGCGATCCGACCACACCGGAGTACCACACCGATCTCTGGGAACTGGATTGGGAGGGTAAGAAGCGGGGAAGCTCGATCGCTGAGCATCCTACGGTTAAGCCGACGGAGGTGTTTGCCATACCCATGCGTGTGCATACGCAGGTCGGGGATATTTGTTTTGAACCGTTTTGCGGATCAGGTTCTCAGATTATAGCCGCCGAGAGGGTCAATCGCAGGTGCTTTGCCATGGAGCTTGAACCGTTCTTTGTGGATGTGGCGGTTAAACGCTGGGAAGAATTTACCGGAAAGAAAGCGGTGAGAGCGTAATGGAAGAAGTGAAGCCGAAACAGAACTTGGCGGACATAGCCCGGAAGAAACGCTACTTGCACTTGATTGAGAAACTGCATAGCGGCACGCCGTTAACGAAGCCGGAGATTAAAGAGCTTGAGGAGTTTGAGAAAGAGCCGGAGGCGCCGACTGTCGTTAAGAGCGCAGAGGAAGTGGCGCAGTTCATGGACGTGTCGGAGCGCACAGTTTATCGCTGGCGCAATGAAGGTATGCCGGTCACGAAAGATGGTTACTACGATCTTGAGCGGATCAGGGTTTGGTTTGAGGAAAGAGAAAAGACCGGTGATGGCGAGGGCAAGGCTTACTGGGAAGAAAAGATCAGGAAGTATAAAGCGACGCTTCTTGAGATTGAGTTGAAGAAAGCTCAAGGCGAGCTTGTCTCAAGCGAGGAGGTCGATCGTGGGCGCATTTCAAGAATCATCGCTGTTAAGCGGGCATTCTTGGCTTTACCGACACGGCTTGCGCCGGTTCTTTCTATGCAAGAGCCGAGAGAAATCGAAGTCATTCTTTATGAGGCGATATCAGAAATTATTGATGAATTCGCAGGGGTTGTAAATGAGAACATTGAAACAGGACAGACAAATTTGGACGCAGGCGGAACTGCAGGCGTGGAAGCGTCCGGCGAAGATAACAGTCAGTCAGTGGGCTGATCAATATCGTTATCTTAATCCGGTCACGTCAGCCGAACCGGGCAGGTGGAAGACTGTGCGCACACCTTATTTGCAGGGTGTCATGGACGCTTTCACGGATCCGTATGTTGAGGAGATTACGGTCATGGCGGCGTCTCAGGTCGGAAAGACCGAGGGCATGTTCAATATGCTGGGTTACGTTATTGATCAGGACCCGGGCCCCACGCTGGTTGTGTTGCCGAGAGAAAACGACGCAAAGAGCGTTTCTTATAACCGTGTGCTTCCCATGATTCACGGCTCGCCGGTTCTACGTAACCGTATGCCGGTTAACGCTGACGATATGACAAAGCTGGAATACCGTTTTGACAGGATGATTCTGTTTTTCGCTGGGTCGAACAGCCCGGCGGATTTGGCTTCAAGACCGATTCGCTATTTATTCTTAGACGAGATTGATAAATATCCGAGGTTCTCAGGGCGTGAGGCGGATCCGATTAAACTCGCCACAGAGCGGCAGAAAACATTTTGGAATAAAAAGACGGTTAAGGTTTCAACGCCAACAACTCGTGACGGTTATATATATCGTGAGTTTGAGAAATCCGACCAACGCAGGTTTTTCGTGCCGTGTCCGCATTGTGGTGGGTATCAGATACTGGTGTTTGGTCAGATCAAATGGCCGGAGCATGAGAGGTCAGCCGAGAGAATCAGGAACGAGAGGCTCGCATGGTATGAGTGCGAGCATTGTAAGAAGCGCATCGATGACTACCAAAAGCAACAGATATTGGCTCACGGAAAGTGGGTGCCGAGGGATTGTGAGATAAACGAGCAGGGAGAGATTTGGGGTGAGGGGATTAAAAGTAAACACCGGGGATTTTGGATTAACTCGCTTTACTCGCCGTGGCTTAATTGGAGCGATATAGCCGCAGAGTTTTTGAAGTCAAAAGATTTCATTGAGCTATTGATGAACTTTGTCAATTCGTGGCTTGCCGAGGTATGGGAAGAAAAAATTGAGGAGACCACGGTTGATCGGGTCAAAGCGCACGCTTGCGAGTATACGGAAGGGATCGTTCCCGATGATGCGGTTGTTTTAACCGCTGGCGTTGACGTGCAGAAAGATCATTTTTATTACGTTATTCGTGGCTGGGGATATGAGGAACAATCGTGGCTTGTGCGGTGCGGCTCTCTGGAATATTGGGATGATTTAGTTGAGGTGTTATTCAAGACGGAGTACAGAAAGTTTTCGGGTGGCGAGACACTTCCGGTTTACATGACATGCGTTGATTCGGGATTCAGGACTGACGAGGTGTATCACTTCTGCAGGCAGTGGCACGATCGTGCGAAGGCGATCAAGGGTCAGGAAGAATTAACGGACGGTAGATTTTACCGGGCGTCAAAGATAGATATTAATTCACGCACGGGAAGCATTATCAAGAACGGGCTGGTGCTGTGGAATCTTAATGTCACGCAGTATAAGGACAAGATTAGCCGCCTTGTGGCGAGCAAGGATCCGGAGAAATGGCATTTGTTTAAAGATCCGTCAGATGATTACCTTTCTCAGTTTACCGCTGAACACAAGGTCTTGGTAAGAAATAGAAACACAGGCAAGGCGAAGGAAGTCTGGCAGAAAAAACGCTCCTCGGTTGCGAATCACTATCTTGATGCGGAGGTTTACGCCATCGCCGCCGCTGACATAATCCGTGCGCTTAATCTTCGCAGAGACGAGCGCACGGTTCATAAAGATATAAGGCAGGAACATAGCCGTTCCAGCTGGATTCGCAAGCGGGAAGGGGCGTGGATTTAATGGGCGGAAGATGGCTGAATAGACACGAAAACTGGCTTGATAAAAAACCCAACATCGAACGTCGCCCTGTTGGTAGACCGGTTAATGACAGCGAGGATTACGGTGTGAGGTTTATTCCGTTAAAATGCCCGAAGTGTAAAAGCAAAGACGTGCGGTGTTATTCAAGTGCGCCGCCTATTCGATATCATGTTTGCCGGGATTGCGGCTACAACTTCAAATCCGTTGAGGCAAATGATGAAAAATAATTATTACTATTTTGTAGTAACGACCCAATTGAAAAAGATATGAGATGAGATAAACTTAAATTAGAAAATTAAAAGCGGGACAGCTGATCACTGCCGCCGCACCCAATAAGCAATAAAAACCCGATTCCTTAGCTAAGGGGGAGTCGGGTTTTTTTATTGGGGCTGATGGAGAGGTTATGAGCGCACCAACAAAACAGGAAATGCTTGAGAACGTTGAGACGGCGATTAACGCCCGAATGACTGGCGGGGCGGTGCAGTCGTATTCAATCGGCGGCCGCAATTTGCAGTACATAACATTGGCGGAACTTATAAAACTGCGGGACACGTTGCGGCAGGAAATCGCCGCTGGCAGTTCTCGCACGTCATACGCAAAGTTTGAGAATCCGGTATGAGCATAAAAGAAAAATTAGCGAATGGGTTAGACGGTTTAGTTGGTTTCTTCTCACCGAAGGCTGGCTTAAAGAGGCGGATGTTCCGTGAGGCGATCAAGTTATCCGATAAGTTTGGAGCTTATCGTGGAGCGGAAAAAAACAGAATGCGTTCGTCTTGGATTCCGGGCGGGGGATCCGCTGATCAGGACATTATTCCTGATTTGCCGGACTTGAGAGAACGTAGCCGTGACTTAAACCGTAATGACGCACACGCCTCAGGGATCACGAACACCATGACAACGAACGTCGTTGGCACTGGTATCCGGCCGCAGAGCAGGGTTGATAAAGAGGCGCTTGGGATCGCTGAAAGCAAGGCGGATAAGTTTCAGAAGAAAGCCGAGCGTTCATGGAAGTTGTGGCTTCCATACGCTGACGCAGGCAATCGTATGGATTTTTACGAGATCCAACAGTTGGTTGATAGGCAGATTCTTGAGAACGGTGAGGCGATTGTTATCCCGGTAATGTTTAAAGACAAAAATCGTCCTTACTCGCTTGCGTTGCAGGTTATTGAGTCAGATAGACTCGCCACACCGCCTGACAAGCGTGGGGATAAAACCATAAGAGCCGGAGTCAGGATTGGTGAGAACGGAGAGCCGGTTTCTTACTTTATTCAAAAAAGCCATCCCGGTGATTACCGGTTCACGAAAGCGGACGAACGAGATTTTATTGAGATCCCTGCCCGCAATGCGTTCGGCAGACTGAATGTTTTTCATTTATATCCGGTTCAGCGTTCCGGACAGACTCGTGGGGTTCCGTTCTTTTCTCCAGTGCTCACGTATTTTAAAGACTTGGCGGAGTACGCCGAAGCTGAACTAGTCGCCGCACGAATTGCGGCGTGTTTCTCGATATTTATCACCTCGGAAGCATCGATGGATCTTAACACCGGCTATGACCGCAACTTTCAAGGGCAATTCTTAGAGTCATTAGAGCCGGGCATGATAAGACATCTTCTTCCGGGTGAGTCTATAACCTCGTTTAATCCGCAACGGCCTTCGGCTACGTTCGAGCCGTTTGTGGAGAAAATGCTCAGGGCGATTTCAGCGGCGTTGGGGTTGCCGTATGAGTTAGTCGCCAAGGATTTCTCAAAGACGAACTACTCAAGCGCACGTGCGGCGCTTCTTGAGGCACGCAGGTATTTCAAGGTGAGGCAGGAATGGCTCGCCCGCAAACTCTGCCAGCCGGTTTGGGAAATGGTTTTAGAGGAAGCGTATCTCAGGGGCGAGTTGGGGGCGATATCGTTTTACGAGAATAAGCAATATTGGGTCAACGCATCGTGGATCACGCCGGGCTGGGAATGGGTTGATCCTTTGAAAGAAGCCCAAGCGGCGGAAGTGGGGATTCGTAACGGGATCATCACTTATTCAGACCTGTATTCGGCGCAGGGCAAAGATTGGGAGGAATGTTTTGAACAAAGAAAAAGAGAACAAGAAAAAATCAAAGAACTCGGGCTTGAAATCAATAAAAAGCCGGATTCAGGTGATGGTAAGAGCGCAAATGCAGACAGCGCAGACGCTGGTCGTGGAGGTGAGGAATAGATGAAAAAAGATTTATTCAGAGCGGACGTCGTACGTTCCGGCAACGTCAAGATCGATAGAGATTCAGCGGTCATTAATGGCTTCGCTGTAGTCACGAAAGGTGTAACGAAGGACAGCCGAGGCGAGTTTGATGACATCTCGCTTAATTCGGTTGTTGAGCTTGGGAACAAGGTGAAAACGGGGGTCAAATCACGGTTTGGTCATCCCAACATGAGTAGCACAGCACTCGGCACTTTTTTGGGAAGGGTGCGGAATTTTAGGCGTGATGGAGACATCGTCAGAGCGGACTTGCACATCGATAAGACGGCTTTTGAGACACCGGACGGAGATCTCGCCGGGTATGTGCTTAATCTCGCAGAGAGTGATCCGGAGATGTTCGGTGCGTCGATGGTGATTTATTGGGATGAGGAAAAACGAGAGGGCTTGGACGCTAATGGCAACGAACTACCGCCGTTCATTCGTGTCACCAATCTTTTCTCGGTTGATGTGGTGGACGATCCAGCGGCGAACAACGGGCTTTTTGGTATGCCGTTTTTCTCTGAAAGCGTGAGGCCGTCAGCGGAGATGACAGCTTTCTTGGATAAATTTCTTAACAATCCTGATGCGGTAGAGAAAACCATCGGGTTTTTGAATAGATATCGTTTGAATAAAGAAGTGCAATCCAAACCTAAAGAGGAGGTGTTAACGATGCATGATTTAACGTTAGAGAAGTTGAAAGAGGAGAGAAAGGATATTTTTGATGCGGCTCATAAACAAGGCTTTGACGCTGGCGTTCAGGACGAACGTGGCAGGACGGTTGCGATCTTGAAAAAAGCGGAATCGTTTCAGGGGATGAGCGCTCTCGCATTGGAGTCGGTTGAACAGGGGCTCACGCTCGATCAATCGGTCGTGAAGTTTCAGCAAAAGCGGCTTGATGATATCGAGAAAGCGTCAGCGCCGGTTGTCGGGCCTGATGGCGAGGAAGTATCAAAGAAAAAAGTGACACATTTGGAGCGTGCTCGGCAGTACCAGAAAGAACACGGGTGCGGCATGACGGACGCTCTTAAAGCGACAGCGGATAAAAGGCAATAACCATAAAGGAGGAGGTAGAAAAATGTCTCAATTTAATATCGGATCAAAAGCGTTTGTGGCGGGAGAGGATTTAGAAGCTTATCGCCGAGTGAAGTTAAGCGCAGGAAGCGGCTCGCAGGTTGAGTACGCAGACGCAGGTGAGGCTTGTATTGGAATCACGGCGGCAAAGGCGGCGCAAGGCGAGCATATCAGCGTTGATTTAAAGACCAGCGGCAGGACGTTCAAGATGGTTGCGGCTGGGGCTATCAGCGTAGGCGGCAACTTTTACGGAGCCAATGACGGCAAGATCAGCGCAGTCGTGAGCGGCTCTATTATCGGAAAAGCGCTGGAAGCGTCGACAAGCGATGCGGAAGTCATTGAAGGGCTATTTGCCTAATCAAAAGGAGGAATAAAAAATGCCAGACTATCAGGGAACAAGAGCAGTACCGAGACTTGAGTTAGGGGAAGCGGCGCTGGAGTTTATCCAGTCGCAGGATGAGTTTATAGGCACGAAGGTTCTGCCTATTTTTCAAACAAAGAAGAAAGCGAGTATCTTTCCGGCGATCACAAGGGAAAGCATCACTCGTGAGGCGGATACCAAGCGTGCGCCTCGAGGCAACTACAACCGTGATTCGTTTCAGGCGAAAGATAGACAGTACGCCTGCGAGGAGCATGGATTGGAAGGGCCTCTTGACGATTCCGAACGGGAAATGTATGCCACGGATTTTGACGCCGAGCTTACAACCGTTCAGATCGTGACACGCAGGGTTCTTCAGGCGCAGGAAAAACGCATTGCCTCAAAAGTTTTTGACACCTCGGTTTTTACGGGGTCAAAACTTTTCACCGACTTTTCGGGCGAGCCTTGGGATAACGCCTCGAGCGATGTTATCGCTCAGGTGCGAGCCGCTCGTGAGCAGGTGAGGCAGAACTGCGGGATGGAACCCGGTTCGCTCATTATGAGCAAAGCAAATATCGACCGGCTTCTAAACAACGACAAGATCAAAGGGGCGATTCAGTATGTCGCAAGATTGACTGAGGCGGAACTCTTGAACGCAATGGCTGATATCCTTGGCGTTAAGCGGATCATTGTCGGAAGGGCGATATACAACACAGCGAAGGAAGGCAAGGCATTTCAGGGAGCGGATATCTGGAGCGACGACTTCGCCATGGTCGCTGTGATCGGTGAAGGGCAGAGATTGTCCGATCCGACCGTGGGAAGGACGTTCCTGTGGACTGCGGACAGCCCGGAAAACGCCACGGTTGAGCAGTACCGTGATGATGCGGCCAGAAGCGACATCTTCCGTGTGCGTCAGCACGTGGACGAGATGATCGTTGATCCGTACTTCGCTCATCTTTTAAAAGTAGACGCTTAAAACACTGAGGCTCGCCCGGGGGCTTAAACGCTCCCGGGCACTCATTAAGGGTAGGTGTCTATGAGTTTAAAGGAACAGATGCCGAAGGACGCTGTCGGCTGTTTTTTAAAGAGCGGTGAGTTCGCCGAGGATATCACCTACACGACAGGTGCGGGTGTTTCCAAGGTGATCAAAGCCGTTGTTGTGCGATATGAACTCGCCCCAGCGGAAGAAAATATAAACCGCTCGTTAAAGAAGCAGGCGGAAGTTTACATCGCAAACGATGAGACAAACGGCGTGACTTCGGTAAATAAGAAGGATGACCGCATAACACTTAAAGACACGGAAGGCTTCGATCGTGAGGCGAGGATTAATGATGTCATAAACCGTGACGAGGGTATGTGGTACCTCTTGGTGGGGTGGTAGGCATGGTTCAGTTAACCACAGAGATTGATACACGTGCGCTTGACCGGGCGATAAAAATCGCTCCCCGGGTTCTTAAATTTGAGCTCGCTGATGGATTAGATCGTATCGGTAAAGGATTTTTGAAGCGGTTTAGACAGCAACAGCTTCAGGGGCCTCCGGGCGTTAGAGGGGCTTCTGGTCATGGGCTTTTTGGCACATTCAAGAGGGTGTTTTTTGTGTCGCCTGAGATTGAGGGTATGGGGATCGAGATATTCTCAGAGTCAAAGATCGCCAAGCTTCATGAGACGGGCGGTACGGTAAAAGACCCGGGTGGCAAGCGCTTGGCTGTGCCTTTATCGGCACGCAGTGAGATGTTCACTCCGGCAGGTAAGTTACGAGCCAGATATAAACGCCCGAAAGAACTGAAAAACATCAGGGCAATGCGTTGGAATGGTGAGACGTTTCTCGCACGGGTCACGAAACGAGCGCAGAAGATATTGCCGCTTTACGTCTTAAAACGGCAAGTGAGGATAAAGCCCCGGCTTGGTTTTTACCGGACGTGGGACGGCTTGGTTAATTACCGCATTGACATTTTGAATAAATCGATAGCTAACGCACTGAGGAAGATTTAATGGAAACGGTAAGGGAGCGAATACTTCAGAACATAAAGACCACTCTTGAGGCGGTGACGATCGCTAACGGCTACAACTTTGATTTCACACCTCAGACAATTCAGCGTTGGTCAATGCACGGCAATCGCATGGTCGATATGCCAATGGCGGTTATCAGCCCGGGAGATGAGGACGAAACAAGTTCACCGCATCCGTTTGAGGAATGCGTGTTGACGGTTTATTTAGACGTATTTTTTATCAATGACGAAAATGACGCTGTACCCACCGACACGTATTTGAACAGATTGCAGGGAGATATAAAGAAAGCTGTTTTACAGGATCCGACTCGGGGAGGCGACGCTATTGATACCGATGTCTTGGGAACGACTCCGTTTGAGACGACAGAGGCGCAACCATACGCTGGGATCATCATGGAATTAAGAGTTCGTTACCGCCATTTACGGTCTGATCCAACGGCAAAGAATTAATAAGGAGGAACGACAATGTCAATGCTTATAAGAAAACGCCAGCTTGCGGCGAAGATAGAGGCTGTCGAGGGTATTGCGGAACCCCTGTTGGCGGCCGACGCAGGCATTCTGGTCAACTTCTCGCCCAAAGCGAGTTACGATCCGCAGATGTATCAGCGGGATCCTGTGCGGGCTTCGCTGACAAAGATGGGGAAGCTGGCGGGCAAACGTTCCGCTGGAATTGATTTTAGTATCGAGCTTAAAGGTTCGGGTTCAGTGACTGTCGAGCCAGAATGGTTGCGGTTAATCAAGGCATGCGGGTTTGCGTCGAACGTTTTGAAGAAGATAGCGATTGGCGCAATTACCTCGGGGCCTTATTTACACGGTGAGACCATAACCGGCGGGATGTCCGGTGCGACCGGCAGAGTGGTGATTAAAACCGTTGACGGAACGACCACGCTTTATTTTATCGCTTTAAGCGGCACATTTGAGAGCGGGGAAACCATAACGGGTGGAACGTTCGGGGCGACTTCAACAGCGACAGCGGATCCCGAAAGCGCAGGATTTGAAATTAAGCCGATCAGCAGTTCGGTGGTTTCGTTAACCATGGGACTCTTTGAGGATGGAATCAGAAAGGTTCTTAAAGGATGCCGTGGGACAGTGAAGTTCAATTTCAAGATCGGCGAACCGGCGACTTTGGATTTTAGTTTTAAAGGCGTTGAATCTGGCGTCGCTGATATGCCTATGCTCACGGGTGTCAGTTTTGACGGCACGGTGCCGCCAGTGCTTTTAAACGCTGTGATGTCCTGTGACGGGGTGTCACTCAATATAGGTGAGATGGACATTGATGTCGCCAACACGCTTGCCTCAAAAGACAAGATTGACGACGCAAAAGGGATTCTTTCCTTCATGATCACTGGCCGTGACATGCAGGGTTCGTTTAATCCCGAGATGGTTCCGGTCGCCACGCACGACTTCTTCTCGAAGTGGTTTGGCAATACGCCGATGGCGGTTGACTTGGCGTATGGTGAGACCGAAGGGAATAAGTTTCGGTTCTACGCACCCGGGATTATTTATAACAAAGTTGATGACGGCGATCGTGACGGTATTCAACTGGCGCAGACGTCGTTTGATTTAACCGGCTCAATGGAGCCCGGAGACGACGAGCTGGCGATATTACTTTTATAAAACAGGAGGTGTTTCATGTTAACAGGCATTGATATTAACGCTACACGAGAGCATGTGTCCAAGCTGGATCCGGATAAAGAAAATCCCACGGTGTTTCATATTGGGATATTGGATCCGGTATTAAGGGCTGAGGTTGACGATGAAAGCAGTACCTACGAGATGAGTTCAACGAATCCCAATGATAAAGCCAAGGTCAGGCTTAATTGGAATAAGCGGCAGATCACGGCTATTAAGTTCGGGCTCAAGGGTATGGATAACTTTCTTGACCCGCAGACTAAAAAGCCGATCGAGCTTAAATTCGACACGATTCATTACGCAGGCAAGATGAGGAACGCTGTCCCGGACAGGATTATCGCCATGTTGCCGAACGAGCTCAGGCAAGAGCTTGCGGAAGTGATTCTCAACGAGTCAAAACTTACGGAGGGCGAGCAAAAAAACTGATCGTGGCGGTTCACTTGGGCGACCTCACCATGAACTGCCGCAATTGTTTATGCGGGAGAAAGATTCAATGCGAGTATGAAGTGCCCGGACA